GCTAAAGTTTTTTCAATTTCACTATAAATTGGATAATCAATTTCTTTTGTTTTTACATCATCAACCAATCTTATAATTTCAAAGAAATTAGAAACGTCAGCAGAATCTAATGTTCTTTTTGTTAGAGCAGTTGCAACTTGAAATCTTGTAGCACCAGGTGCTTGATAGTTAAATGAACCTTGGGCAGGATCCAATAATGTAACATCATCAATTTCATCAATAATATTTTCATCAAACTCCAAACCAATTTTATATGATGGTTTGGAATTAATTGTGCTACTTGTTCCTGTTCGATAAAATAGTTCCACCACTAAAAATTGAGGAACAACTTTGACAAATTGTCCTTTAAAATAGTAAACACCTTCTTGAATTGAAGCAACAAAAGAACCACCTATGGAATTCGTTTCCTTTAATGATGCATAAATTTCTTGCCCATAAACTCTTATATCTTCATTATCCGCAAATTTATCACCACTCAAATATTTTATAACTAAAACAGGACTTCCACCAGAAGAATCTGTTGCTATAACTTTTGCTCTTACTAATTTATTATTACCAAAAGAAACAATAGTCTTATCTGCAAACTTAGTTACATCAATATCTTCGCTTCCATATTGACTCTTTAATATAATATAATTAGCTTTTCTATCAAGAGATATTTTACCACCAATAATTGGGCTTCCACTTTTAAAAATGTGGTTTCCAAATTTTTCGATTTGATTAGATAAAATAGTTTGTAATTGAGTTAATTCTCTCGCCTGAACTGAATATCCAGGTCTAAACAATACTCTTAAAAAGTTTTTATCTTCATCGAAATCATCGTAATATGGGTCGTAATTGAAAAGAGTTGTCATTTATTCCTCGTTAAAAACTCAGTATGAAACGGATTCTTTCCGTCTGAGCAGCATCTCTTGATATAGGCAATTTATCTGATATGTATAATATTTTTCCAGAATACAATTTTATTGTGGGGTTGGTAATAGAATTAACAATTCTAATCGAACCGGAAGTATATCCTTTTAAAGCTTGATTAGTAGAAAGTGTTCCCTTCACATTATTTACATAAAGATAATTTTCTACTGTATCAAAAGATATAACATCGGCCGAAAAAGTTTTTGAAGAAAATTCAGGTCCTTGATATACAACTTCATCAACGGAAAAATCTCCAACACCAGGAGAGACTTTTATTTTCGTATATAATGTATAAGAAGTATCGGAAGCTAAAGTTGTTGTTCCATTTATTTGTGGATTATGAACTAAAATAATTTCTCTAAAATCATTATCTGTAGGTAATATTCCACTTTCATCTTCCTCGAATTCGACATTGAACATTAAGGTTGATGCACCTAATTCAAAAACAGGATCATACCCATGCCCATCAACTGGAGATATTGAAACTGAAGCGGCTGCACCGGAACCTATACCACCAGAAACGTCAGTAAAAGATAAATTGGCATAAGTGTAATTTTTTCCTCGATTTTGAACAATTATGTCCAAAACTTTACCACCTTTTTTTGTGATAGACATATTATTTGCGGTGTCAGTATAAATTGAATCCACCGAAAGAATTGTATTCGAAGAAATTGCTACAACAGTTTTTTCTTGACCATCAATAGTTATTTTTGATCCTACAGAAGTGTTTGCTAAAAAGTAAGTATTTAGACCAACAACTTCAATGCTTGTATCGGAAACATTTGCTGTTCCTGGAAAAGTTTCAATTTCAGAACTAATATTTGCTTTAAGAACTGCTCCAGTTCCATCACCTTCTATTGTGATAATATCTTGAAGACTTCCTGATGTATAGTTGTTTCCAGAATTCGTTATTGACACGACATCTATTGAACCTGGCTCGGCAGCAGACCTAACGAATTTATTATAAACAACCGGCATCCAATCATCAGTCAAAAATTTTTGTTTTTGAACTGACGTTAAAGTCATCATATATTTCCACTTATATCCATCAGAAGTTTTTACATAAGGTTCTTCTAATGATGTTGTGGAAAGAGTTAATTCGGGTTCTGAAGTTGAAGTTATGCCAGAATTATTGTACAAGCATTTGAAGACTTGATCTTTAGAATTTAAAACATAAAAGTTAGTATTAGATTCATATGTGTTATATACAGTATTGCTTGTCCAATTTATTCTAGGAACAACCAAAGAAGCATTTTCAATACTCGCTCTTTTTGCTAAAATGCCTCTTTTATAACAATCATTCAGATATGTAATAGTATCTGATGGTGTAGAAGGAACTTCTGTTCCTGCATTCCATGGAAGTTGTTTACCAAAAAAACAATAAACATAAGATTTTCTAGCTTCAGGAAGATAAGAATTGGCTCCAATTTCCAACAAGTTATATGCTTGTTTGGCCAATAGAATTTTGAAATTTTCAGTTATAATTGTTGACATATTTTTATTTATCTGTTTTTGTAGACTACAGCAGACAGTCCTGTTGCATTAGCTTTAAATTTTGTTGAAGTAAACATTGTATTGGCATTCAAAGAATTTACAGTAGAAACTTCTGTCAGAACCAAATTAATATTTGCCTTCGTTGCAGTCACATTAATTATAGAACTCAAAATTGCAACATTAGCGTTAGTAACTTCTTTAATTGTTACCGTATTTCCTGTTGAAAGATAAATTGTATCACCTTCTTGGAAATCATTTATAAAATTAGCTGAATGTGAAGCGTATGCAATCATCAGATTGGATCCTGATAATACATTCACGGTGCCAACTAAACGTTTATGTACATTAGACAAAACAATTGTATCATCAACATTAACATAATTTTGCAAATCCATAGTTGCATTTGTTGTTGAAATTGTGTTCGAATCCAATGTAATTCGATATAAACTATCAGGCAAATCTACTATTGATATTGTTGCAACATTATATGATTCCGATATACTTTCCAAATTATTATCATTTCTAATAACAAAAGTTTTTGTTCCTATAGGATGAGCGATATCATTTAATGTAGACTTAAATTTATTGTAGTCGGTAGTTGTTTTTAACACATAAGAGAAATTGTGATATTTTTCTCCATCTTGTAGCTTTTTATCGGAACTTGGCTGCCCATCTGTATTCAGATAAATTCCAGGATAACGTATCAATCCATTTTCAAATTTTGCAGTAACTTTAGCTGAACCATCCCCATAAAAGGATGATGAAACTACGGTTCCACAAACCGCATTTACTGCTACAGGGCTGTCATATTTCAATAAAAGATTATTATTTAAAGTTCCTTTATAATCAAATATTCGAAGTTTTCCTGTTCCAGGATCATATGAGTCAACAAAAGCTTTAAATGTAAAGTTGCTATTTGATGTTCCCTGATATACCATAGTATTTGAAACAAATAATTGACCTGCGGTAACTCCCGTCATTGACAAATCCGCATTTCTAACAGACACATAAGGAGCAGTCACATAATCGTATCCATAACTTACAACTCTTATTGAAGATATTGCTCCGATTTTTGTGGTGGTCAATCCATAAGATTCACCATCTCCAGCTACTTCAGATACAGTTAAAATTGCATTTGTACCATCATCAGACTGCACAGTAATTGTGGGTAAAGAGTTTCTAGTATAACCTTCACCACCAATAACATAAGCATTACTGGAATGATTGTTAATCGTTACAGAAGTAATTACTCCTCCAGATACATTCACATATCCATTTGCGCCATACCCAGAGCCTCCTGTAAAAATCAATATATCTCCGTTAGAATAACCAGAACCACCATCAACTATGTTTATTCTACCTAAAGAGCCTATCTTATAGAGATCATTTCTATTTACTTTGTATACAGAAACTAATTCGATATCATTAGGAAAAACTTCAGTGAAGATCAATTTATTGGTTTCAACTGAAGATACAATTCTAATTTCTTCATATTTTCCAGAAATATACAATCTAGCATAATCACCCTCTTCAAATGATAGAGTCAAATCTTGAGAATTGTCTATTATATAATTTGTTCCTTTTATAACATTACCAGATAATATGATTAGAGAATCGGAAAGTTCTTCATTATATAAACTATAAGTTTCAACCGAAGGTTTATTTTTATAGCCACCACCAGATCCTTCTAGAGAAATGAATGAAATAGGATATACATTAAAAGAAGAAAATGTACTGATGGAATTTATTGTATTGGATCTGATTCTGGAAATACTTCTTCCAGCTTTTTTAATTGTTAATCCCGATTCTGTCGTTGTAAAAACGCTATTTGTATTTAATTTTGTATTCGAATCAATCGATATAACTTCATTAAGGTAGTCGCCAATATAAACTGCATCGCCAACAGTTAATTGTGTTAAAAATGATGTTCCGGATCCTGTGACAACATTGGAAGAAGGAATTATACTCGCTGTTCCAGTTAATGTCGTATTTGATCCTAAAGAATCTAAAGTCGAAATTGACATATTAGAAAGATTCATGAATCTAACAACATCTTCATCAATAAGTGTAATAGAAGCTTTAGCTTCAGTACCTAAAGGAGAATTTTCAAAACCTCCTTTGAAATCTACAATATATGTGTCGGGATCACTTCTGAAACCAAAACCACCATCTACAACATAAATGTCTGATATTCCACCCTTTGTAGTTTCACCAACATATGCTAACGCACCAATTGGATTGGGCGATTCTGGATTTAAACCACCTACAATACTTAAAGGATCTCCATCGTAATCAAGTTCAGGATCATATCCACGATAAAATAATCCTCTGCTTTGTGGATTAATTTTTATCTCGGAAAGAGCACCAATAAGTCTGCCCGTAACTGTAATTTCAGATTGAGTATCTTCGTCAATATAAGTTGAACTTAAAATTTCCCCTGTTTGAAATAATCGTTTTACATTAGAAATATAAACTTCAATATATTTAATTCCTAATTGTCTATCAATCGACTCAATAACTTTTTCTACTACAGCAGTAGATTTTGATTTTAATCCTATAATCTTTGATTTTCCAATATTGAAAATATTAGGATCACTAGTATCAATACGGAGTGCTAATGGTAAAACCCATTTTCCATCGGATGATTTTATAATATCTTCTTTTGGATAATAGATATCAATATTATCATCATATAGTGCTTTGAATAAAAATTTAATTGAATCTGGAGTTCCGCTAGAACTATAAAACTGATTAACTAATTTTAAGAATAATCTTTTATCAGATTTTATATTTTGAGGAAAATAAGGCAACAAATCTTGTTTTAATTTTTCAATATAAAATGAATCTGCAAGATCGATATCATTTGCATTCAATAATGCATCTGTTTGATAAGAAACATTGGTCGATAATTCCAACCATTCGTAATATTTTTCTAGAAAAGTTACGAATTTAGGATAATCGCCTCTTACAAATTCTGGTAATTGTCTATTTACCAGTTTAGATAAGCTATAATTTTTCATTAGATCGTGATAGTTTTAACGATGATACTTGTTGGATCTTCTTCATCCAGAACTAACATCTTATTCAACTTCGATTGAATAATATTAATTTTGGGTTTTATATGAATTGAAATATCTCCAAAGTCATTATTTACGGCAGTTGGATAAAAATCATTAATATAAACTTTACCAAGTGCATAATCTATAGTTCCGCAAATACCATTATTTCTATTTTTATTAATAACAACTTTTGTACTTTGGCTGCTAATTTCATCCAATTTAAAATAAGAAATTCTCATTTGCCCATAACGACCTTCCAGAACAGCCGAAGCTTCTGCTAATTGACCTCCACCACCTACAATTTGAATTGCTGCTGTAGTGTAATTTACACCAGGAGTTATGACATCAATTTTTGTCAATTTACCATTAACAATAGTTGCCGTAGCAGTTGCGCCTTCGCCATCACCTATGATTGAAATGGTGGGGGTTGAAGTGTAACCATAACCTGGGTTAGTAACAGTAATAGATTCAACACCCGTATACGATGAAGGAATTTCCTCAAAGAAACACTGCCTAGAAATTCCTTCTTCATCGGTCATAGTAAAATCGGGAGAAGAATAGAAATTATCATTCGTTGTTCCGCGAGCAAGTTCGAAACCATAATCTAAAATATAACTATCGGACTGCCCTAATGTTGGTCTGAATTTTTTAGCAACGAACAATTCAATTTCATTTGAAACAATAGAAGAACTATATGAATCTATTGAAGTCTCTAAACCAGAATATTTAAAGTAAGTATTAAATTTGTTTAAATTTTGTGTACAATAATTCTGAATTAAATTTTTTAGAGCAATTTTAATTTCCGAATCGGATTGTGTAGTTTTAGCTCTTTCATATAAAACCGTGGATTGTACTTTAAGATAATTATAATCTACATCTACCATTTGTGGAGTTACAGTCAAAATACTCATTGGTTTTAAAATAGTATTGGTAACAAAATCTTTTTCTGTATCAGTTATTTCAAAACCTAACTTTGGTTTGGCTGCAACAAAAACTTTTCCAAAAATTGGAGGATCATTTTCTTCTCCTCCCCAAACATTTACTGCCTCAAAAGAAGGATATTTTTGTTGTAATAATTTTATATAATCATTTTTTGTTACTGCTCTATTTTGTGATAATAGTTTTAAAGGTGCTGCAAATTTAATTTGGTCTACAGTTTCTCTTGGTGAACCACCAGTTGCTGCCGAAAGTGAATTGATAATTATTGTTGATAGTCCTTCAATACTAGATGTTGCAACGAAGTTATTAGCTTTATTTGCTGCGGTACCGTTTGTAATGAGATATTCAAGATAAACTATCCCACCATCGGGAATTTTTTTACTAATAACATCATCCCCAAAATAAACGTCATATTTACCATCACGACCCTCTTGTAAATAAAAAACTTGAGAGTCTTTCTCTAAGATTAAAGAATCGTCGGATTTAGTATAAACTTTCAACTCAGAATTCGAGGCTGATTGTCTTACACTCACCTTTAGTGTTTTAGTGTCTACGTTGATATCTTGTATCGTGAATACTTGTTTAGGATTTTCCAAATAACTATTTGCATAGGTATAAACAACAAATTGCCCTTCATATATTGGAATAGAAGTGAATATGTAATTTGTTCCAGTTTTTGTTACAGTATGTGATTCCAATGTAACAAATTTATAAGAAACACCATCTATTTTTGTGGATAAAAAAATGTATCCTTTTGGAATAGTTAACGTTCCAGGATTCGTATTATCAGTCTGAACTGTAATATTAATTATTGCTTTAGCTGCTGAAGTTGAACGAGGAGTATAACCAACTCTCTTTGCATGAGACACAACAGAATTTCTTAAAATTGCACTATCAAGAAAGGATTCGTTCGCTATAGCATTCAAATAGTATGCATTATAGTGTGTATTGTAAGCTAAAACATCCAATAAAATATTAAGACCAGAACCTTCAAAATCATAATCTTGAAATTCAGTTTGAGATTTTAAGAAAGTTCTTAAATTAGTTTTTATTGAATCAAAATCTAATTCTGTTACATTTAAACGATCTGCCATTTTATCTTTCTCGTTCCAAGAAGAAGTTTATAGTGATTGGGTCTGTTTTATTTACTATTAAGAATGACATAGAAACAGAATATCGATTGTTGTCAAAATCAGGAGAAGCGGTAATTTTTTTAATTTTAACTCTAGGCTCAAAATTTTCTATAACTTGTTCTATCTCTTTCTCCAGTATTCGAGCCGTAACACCATCCATAAGTTCAAAAAGTAAAGCTTTGACTCCAGAACCTACTTCAGGATGAAAAGGTTTTTCATAATGATTAGTCAAAATCAAATTTTTAATCGAATTAATGACCGCAATTTCATCAATATGTTTGTTTATATCGCCCCTAACTGGATGCTTAGTAAAAGCTAAATCCAGGTCTTTATATTTTCTTGTTGTTTGTGCGACTATTGTTGCCATGTCTTATTTATTAGTTGTTTGCCGTTATCTTACTGATATAGGATTCAGTTCCTATTAAATTTTTAATGAAATATTCTTGAGTTTGTCCAACATCTTCCAATTTTGTTATAGTGCTATATTCTTTCATTAAATTTAAACCTTCTCTATAGAAATTCCAATCATGTTCTCTTCTGGATGCGATTAAATTATTTGCAGCTAGAACATTCGCATAAATTGAATTTGCCATCGAAAGTGTTATATTCGACCATACGTTTGATGCAACTAATCTTAATGTATTATTGACCGAAATAACATTTGGAACAATCAACACATTGTTATTCGATATATCTTCAGCCACAAATAAACTAGTCATAGATCCCAAAACAGGTGTAGCATCTTGTCTGTTATCCGTAGCATTTAATAACATGACCAAATCTCTACCTAAAGATATGATTTTGTCGTAATCTGGATATTCTATAACTATTTCCGTATCCTCAATAATGTTATCTGTAGCAGCGGAAACGCCTGAAACATTATTTGTGTGGGATTTGAAGTTTTCGATTTCTATCAACAAATTAGCTGTAGTTGCTATGATGTTGGCACTTTGAGCAGTTGCATTAGCATTATCATAAAATTCTATACTAATAAAAGTATTGTATAAATTATAAACATTTGCTTTTAATGAGTTTGAAACATTTAAAACTGGATTCTTATAATAGTTTGTTGATGAGGTAACATTCGAGTTAGCTAAATCGGATATCTGCCAATCTTTAAGAACTATAGGTTGTGTATTTAAAAACTCTTTAGTTCCATCACTTAAATTGATAGCATCTCCAAATTTGGAGGTATCAAAACTAAAATCTAATCTTCCATATAAAACATTCGCTGTTGCCATTTATCATCCTAAATCATTTTTTTAAGTGGTGTTGAAGTGGGACCTTTGAATGCCATATGATTATGAATATTATGTTGCATTCTCATACCCATCATAGAACCTGTCGCATCTTTAACAAGAGTTCCAGAAATTATAGGTGCATTCACAGAAACAGCAGCAGTAACAGTCATCGGTAAAGCAACTACGGATCCTACAGCAAGACCTCCAGCTTCAGAAACGAATCCCAAAGGTCCTGCGGTAACTTGTGTTCCACCATTAACTTTAGTAATAGCGGTCACCATATCCGCATTTAAAGATCCTGCAACCTGCAAATCACTATCAACATAGGTTAAACTTCCTGCTCTCAAATTTATTACACCATCAGGAATCAATGAAGTGGGATTTCCAGAATTTATAGAAACTTCACTTAAAGATTGCATAACAGATTCACCAACAACTGTTTGTGTAAACCTTCCTCTAATTTCTTGTATGAGGTCACCATCTATTCTTTCATATTTGTCACCTTTTACATGAACAACAGAATCACCCTCAATTGTAATGTTACAAACACCTTTGATTAGTACATTATTTCTTCCAGCTATAATTTGATAATTATCTTTTATTACTTTAGTTACAAAATCTCCATCGGAATGCATCTCAAAAAAGGTACCATTTCCTTTAGTTTTGGCGCCCCCATGCGATAAACGAATTCTTTCTCGATCCTTCGTGTCATCCATTTCAAATAAATGACCAGAATCGGTCTGTGTAGCCTTATTGTAAGGATAAACAGGAGGATTTTCTTCACTTGCTTCTGATTCTGGCTCAAGCCATGAATAATCTTTTTCTGGTTTGGTTGTCATATTTTTAAAGTTTTAGTAACAGTTCCTGCTGCAACTCCAATCGTTGCAGTAGTGGCGGCCGCACTGGCTGCGGCTTCAGCAATTTTTCCGGTCGTTTCTATCGCGGCCGAAAATGTGGATTTAATTTCATTTGCCAATTCAGAAAAAGCTGCGCTATCACCAGAATCTCCGGTCGAATCTGTAAAAAGATCCGCAAATCCTTTCGCTAAAGCTTTATATAAATTATTCAAACAATCCTTTAAGAGTGCTAAAATCTTAGCAGGAAGAGACAGAATATACTTAATCATTTCATTAACTTTTTTTATAAAATTATTAAAAACTTCTACCGCATCATTAATATCTTTTAAAAATTTTTGTATTCTCTTCAATTCTTCAGCTATATTTTTTGCAATCTCGGCAAATCTGGAAGATGCACCATCTGGGCTCAATCCCAAAGTCTTTAAAATTGCTCGTATTGCTTCTCTTATTATTTTCATAAATTCAGTAAATTTTAATCTCACCCAAGAAGCTGCCCTACTCATTTCATTGGAGATATCACAAACATGTTCTCGATTATTATTCGAAATTGCTTGAGGTGTTCCTTCGATATCACCTCTTGCAATTCTAGCAATAATTGGTTCACCCAAACGATCAACTGCGATCTGTGAAGCTGGAGCAGGAAGATTATTTTTCTGTTCTACAGTTAATTGTCTCGAAAACCCTATGCTAGTGGAAGTTTCAATTTCTTTTATTCCGGGTAAAATACCAATAATAATTGGAACTTGAGCATTTTCGACTCCATCAGCAAAATATCCTATAACCCAATCATCAAGTTTAGCAGTTAAATTTCTCGACCCATCTGGAGAAAAAGTTGAGATTGCCCAAGGCAAATCTTCTGATGGAAGTTGCGTCAAATTTTCAGTATGATAATTTATAATCCTAACACGCATTCTACCCAAACGCAATGGATCATCAATATTTTCTACAACACCTACCCATATATCATTCATAGGCAATCAACGCTCCTTCTTGCTGTTTCGTACTGGTATAAAATGCTTCTCTATTATTAGAATCGGTAGCTAATTCCAAAACAGTTTCGTGTTTCTGATAAGTTATTATTTGTCTGCTTGCAATAATTAAATATTTTCCGCTCAAAGAATAATCAATATCATCCATTATTTTGCCTTGCTGCGATCTATTAGGTATTAACATATCCATCGTCAATCCAGATGTTAAATCGAAATTGCCAGGAGTAGATATTTTAATTCTTTGATTTAATAATGCTCTAAATGCAGCCTCTCTTTGAATAATATAATTGTATGTATCGTCATCATAATTAATCATTTCTGGATAATTTTGTTTAACATAATCGCTAGTCTGCGAAAAAACTGAACAAGGAAAAATTTTCACTTTAGAATCGAACATTTCAATATTTTTTCTTCCCGTCTTATTTTCGACAACTCCTATATTTGGAGTTTTATTGGCGTGTTCAGAACTGGTATACAATGTTTCATAATTGACATATTTTTTTGCAATCGATCTAGTCAATATATCAAATCCAATAAAAGTTCCAGCATACATTCCTGAAGTTATGCCTTTATTATAATCAAACTGTGAAATGACTTCAAAACTGGTAGCACCCAAAAGTTCACCACTAGAATCGCCTGATAAATTTTTAGGTTGTAAATTTATTGTATAAACAGGATCATTGGAAAGTAATGTCGAGGTCGTAACAAAATTATAACCTGTTTTATTTTCGAAAAATAAAAAAGTAGGAGATTCTTTAATGTTTACTGCCTTTCTTGCACAAAGTTGTATAGCATCAAAAGGTGTTTTTCTGGGTATCAATAGTTTCCTAACGCCAATCGAGTTCTCGAAAAAGGAAATAGACTTATTTTCTATTCCTAAATGTTCCCTTAAAATGTTCGATACAATATCAGAATATGTTCCATTAAATGATTGCGATAATTTTAATTGTTGCGACAAAATAAACTCATCAGAAACAAAATGTAAAATGTAAGTTTCAGATGAAAAATTGGGAGATTCTCTCGAACTTTGTTTCCAGATTCTAAATGATTTTCTGAAAGTAGCTAATTCTTCCGTTTTACCCATTTCAATAATTAAAACTTCAGATCCATCAAAAGATAATTTATTTGAAAGACCCAAAGATTCTTTAATTAGAATTGTGCCAGTAATACAGGGAGTAAAAATGCCATCATAGATATTAATCTCTTCAAAATAACCACTTATATCAATAATTCCAACTTTTGAAACTATTGAAAGATTCTTTAATTTATACTGAGTGGTCTTAATTATTTTATTATCGGACATCAGACATCACTCGAATAAATTCGTTATGTACAATTTGAGCATATTCCGGTTTCAATATTCTCAAATTTCTTTTACTTTCATTTTGTTCATTTTCATACTCAAAATAACTTTTTGTAGTTTTTGATACATCGATTCTCAAAACACTATTTTCGGGCAGTGTATAATCAGTTGAACTAACCGATATGTTGGCATAAGCAAAAGGGTCAACTTGAATAATATCAATATGTTTACTACCATCAAAAGTATTTGTTTTAGTTTCGACTTTATAATATGAGTGAGTATTATCTCTAGCCCATTCATACCCGGTTTGTCCTGGAGTATTAGCATATGCAGAGTATTTGGTGTTCGCACATTCAACTAGAGATTCTTGGTCTAAAGGCCAGTCATTTTTAACATCAATGATATTATTCATTTTCATGATGATCCAGTGATTCTCCGATGTTCCATAAATTTTGTGAGATAAATTTTCTGGAGTATCACCGTCTTTTATTGTGTATTCGTAATATAAAACCGAATTTTCGGTCAAGTTATTATCGAATGAAAAACCAGTAGTTAGGTTTGTTACTGTTTGTATGTCCGTATAATTATTTGATAAACTATATGGTGTTGTTGGAAAATATTTAAAATAACGGGGCATTTCATTTATTCTCCGAGACGAATTCTATTTTCTTCTGATTGATAATTCAATTTAGTCATTATATCGGTTTCTTGGAATCCTAGAGACATTCTTATTGCAAATGGCATACCCGTACTTCCATATTTTGGTGTGGTATCTTTAGGCGATTCGAATGTGTGGAATCCTTTCGGTGCATAATCGACATCGATTGAAGTTAAAACACAAGTCGATATATTAGGTATGTTTGGATTTCTAATTCCATTATAATAAAATTCAATATCAAATTCTGAAGGAGGAACCATAAAATATCCAGCAGTTCCTCTCATAATTTCGGGTGCTTGATGAAATCTCAGTCTCTCTATTATTTTTTGAACTTGATAACCTTCTTTTTCGCTTCTGGGATAAAACATAAAATCAAATCTGAAATTACGAAAGGATGGCGAACCGTAAATTAATTCCATTCTAGGGTTTTGAACAAGCCCAGTAGTTGCAGAAAATATTCCTCGGAAAGAATCAGCACCTAAAGATTTTCCTAAAATGGAAGTTATACCTTGTGCTATAAAGGGGCTTATGTTAGTTCCCAATTGTTTTGCATTAATACGACCCGACATAAATTCATCGGCAATCGAGACTCCTGTTCCAATCTTATTAGCTAATTCCGGTCCTATGTTTAATGTATTATAAATTTGTTGGTCACTATAATTCAACGTATCTGGCATGTAAAGAGCAACAGCATCGAGTGTTTTTTTGGTTGTTCTCAATCCTTTTGTATTGCTTAATGATCCTAATCGATCTTCAAAATTTTGTTTTGCTCCTGAAAAGAAATCTTTTCCACCCGAATAAACTGCTCCAAGACCAGTTGCTTGAGAAAATCCTTCAACTGCACGATCTAAAGCACCAGCATAAGAAACAGCCCCTTCTGTGAAATTTTGAGGCAAAGCTTCTGATATAGTTTCACCTAAACGTTGAACTCCATTAATAACAGTCTTTGCTTGACCTGCGATATTTGTTGCACCTGTAGCAGCAAACAATCTGTTATTATTCTTTTGTGCTTGCGAAAGAGGATCGGTATCAAATGTGTAATCATACATGGACATTTCTTGGGTGTTTATTCTAATTAACATAAAATGCCCTCTTCCAGCAGAGGTGTCACCCAAATCTATAGGATATCTGTAAGTGTTGTATTTCGATAATATGTCTGTGCCAATACTAAAAGTTGTTCCAACTTGCTTTTCAAAAGAGATATCACCTAGTGTGAATAGGCCCATGATTGTCCTTAAAAGTTTACTACATATTTATATGTCATACGGAAAAAACACTTATAAGGGTTGGTTTACACCTCAAAACCCA